TTAGAAGCCGAAAATTTTACCTAAAACACTGATTCCGTTTTCTACGATACCTACGATGCTTGTACCCATTTTACCCCAGTCTTTATCTTGTCCTGCTTGTACTGCTGCTGCAATTGCTTCTGCTAATTTTTGCATATTTATCTCTCCATTTCTCTATAATTTTTATGATTTAAACTAAGTTTTAAAATAAACGTTAAATTAGAAACCAAAGATTTTACTTAATTCAGTTACACCGTTTGAAACGATATCTAAGATACTTGTACCTAATTTAGTCCAGTCTTGGTTTTGACCTGCTTCAATTGCACTTTTAACTGCGTTTGCGATTTTTTCCATGATATTTATCTCCTTTGTATTGTTTATTTATATTAATAAAATGTTGTTAGTCGAACTTAGAATCCGAATAATTTACCTAGAATGCCAACACCGTTTTCTACGATACCTACAATGCTTGTACCTAATTTAGCCCAATCTTGGTTTTGGCCTGCTTGAACTGCATCTGAAATTGCTTGTACTAATTTTGACATTTAAATCGCTCCATTCTTTTAATTTTATATATTTAAATTGTTTGATTTTTAAATTTAGAAACCAAAGATTTTACTTAATTCTGTAACACCGTTTGAAACGATATCTAAGATACTTGTACCTAATTTAGTCCAGTCTTGGTTTTGACCTGCTTCAATTGCACTTTTTACTGCGTTTGCGATTTTTTCCATGATTACTATCTCCTTTATAATGTTTATTTATATTTTCAATAAATGTTATATGTGGAAACTTAGAATCCGAATAATTTACCTAAAATGCCAACACCGTTTTCTACGATACCTACAATGCTTGTACCTAATTTAGCCCAATCTTGGTTTTGGCCTGCTTGAACTGCATCTGAAATTGCTTGTACTAATTTTGACATTTAAATCGCTCCATTTCTTTTTATTTAAAGTATTTAAATCTTAATGTATGAAATTCAATAGATACATTAAGCTATTTCTTAAAACCAAAAACGATTAATTGGTAAGTTTTTGTTTACCTATCGTTTTGTTACTTATACTATATAGTGATTTATGCTATTTGCGTTCTATCTTTCTTAACTTATAAATTAGACATCAAAACTGTAGACCTTTGATTATATAAAACACACTTAGGCATTCAAATATGTTGTGCAAAATCTGACAATTCTGCAAACGTTTACAATACCTTTACATTAGCTTTATATTTCTTTAAAATTCACCTTGTTTTATAAACGCTTTAACCTACTAAGAGACCATTGCAAGTCTAGGATTCTCAATACAACCATTTATTTAAACAGACAAGTGAATATACTCTAGTCCTTTTCAACTATTTAATTAATCGTAATGTTGGTCATTGCAACTTTATTAATTTCTGTATTTCACTATTTATCATGGTACTTTTATTTAGTAATTGGATTGAGTATATGAATAATAGATGAGAATAATTTCAACACTTGTGATCTATTTATTACTTTATTCATAAATGTTTATAGTTTGTTCATAGTTGCTTATAATGCATCCTATTGGTTCTATACATTTGATTACTTCTGCGTCCATATGGCTTGAAGATATTAATTCAATTGCTCGACTTTATGTGTTATTGCACTTGCACATCGTCGATATGAGTTACAAATACACATAATTAGTGAAAAATATAAACTTTTTTTATATTAAAGCTATTGCTAAATAAGGTTTCTTTAGCTATAATAATTCTTGTGTTAAAAATTCATGTCCTGGTAGCTCAGCTGGATAGAGCAATGGCCTTCTAAGCCATCGGTCGGGGGTTCGAATCCCTCCCAGGACGCTATTAACCGAAAATTAAACACTTTTCGAAATTAAGAACCCCATAACGACGGGGTTCTTTTTATTTTGCCTATTAATAACACACCATATAATACAAATTTTTAGGGACTTTTTAGGGACCCGAGTCTCTCACATAAAAAACACCACGCTCATAAGAACGTGGTAAGAATATAGCGTTAGCCTCTTAAAATATAAAACTGTTAATCATCACAAACTTGGGTAATAAAGATGTATTGTAGATTTATTATAACATAAAAATAAGGCAACCGTCAGTAACAGTTACCTCAAGTACACTCCGCAGATGTGTACCGCAATTTCTATTTGATTATAACATAAAAAAAGAGGGCAGTCGCTAGGACTACCCTAAAATGGAGATCTTTGTATAATGTCGTACTATTAATATAACATGTTAGAATACTTTTGTAATTCTTAAACGTTCATGCCATATCCAACCGTTGTTATTTTTAGAATAAACACGACACCAACCGTCTTTAACTTCAAATACATAGAATTGATTATATCCCGCTCTATATACGTCGTTTGTCGTATACCATTCCTTACCTTTAAACTTCACTAAAGTGGCTCCGTAATGGTCAACTCTTGCTCTAAATTTAGCTTTAGATGATTTCTTCATCGTTTTAGGCGGAATGTTACCTACTTTTAAGCCAGTAGTGCTATCTAGTTTATTTTTCTGATTGACTATTTGTTTATTCGGTTTATTCGCTAATTTACTTCCACCTGAAGTTTTATAAATATTTTTAACGATAAGACGTTCATACCATACAAAACCGTTATTACTAGCACTGTATACTCTAGCCCAACCATCACGAATTTCATATACATAGAATACGTCGCCCGGTTTATATTCTTCATTTGTTGTAACCATCACATTATTGTGGTTAGGTCTACAAATAGTGACACCTGCGTTATCAGCAATTGCTTTGAAATATGGTTGATTACTCCAAGTTAATTTTTTAGGCGGCTTTTTGTTTACTGTAATTGAACTGTTAGATTGACGTTTTGTCGCTTTAACTTCTTTAATATCTGTTAGATCTACGCTATCATCAGCAAAGTCTGGCACAATGAAGTGTGTTAAGCCTGTATAATCATCTTCACGCAATTTAGCTGGTGTATTGGCATTTCCATCATAGTTTTGCTCTAAGATTGTGAATGTATTTGTACCACCCGAATTGTCCCAAACTAAGCCTGTATGCCCCCATTCTCTATAAATACCTTCAGTATACACTGCAATAGCGCAAATAGGAGGAACATAATTTCTTGTATTTTTAACTACTTTCCAACCTTTAGGCATAGCATTTAAAGTATGCAATTCTTTGGCATTACCATAAAATCTTACGCCACCAGTCACATGATAGATGAAATCTACACTTAAATCTGCGCATTGATAAGCATACATATTATCAAAATCTACAAACTGACCTTTCAGACTGTGCATGTATTCAATCGCTTGTTTATACTTAACCACACTTTGTGGCGAAGGTGTCGGCTTTTTGTTTGTTTTCGTTGATAGTTTCTTACTTGGTGAGGACTTAACACCATTGATGTATTTAGCAATCTGTTTATCTAGATGCTTAACGTTTCGTGAATATCCGCAAGCCTCTAATAAGTTTCCAGGATCAATTTTATCAGCTTGAATGTCTTGGTGTCCCGGTACTTCTGTTTTGTAATCAATGCCCCAATAGTTACATAAATAAGCTAGTACACGTGCCATATTATCTAATGACTTACGAGAACGTTTTTGACTACTAGGGAAGTAACTACCTTCCACGCCAAACGCTACATCATTTGCATCAGCGTTATACCATTGATTGTCTGTCGGTGTATTGTATAAAACGTGCCATGCTTTTTCTGTAACTGGAATACAGACAATACATTCCTTATCATCAACGAATATATGAGCGCTAGCAACAATTGACCAATCAATCATATACGTATTTTTATAATAATTCACGTTTGTTTGTGCCGTTGTTTCAGGGTTACCTGTATCATGTGCTACCGCAAATAAAGGTTTTTTACTTGTTAACGGTTGCCCACTTCTACGTGTCCCAATCGGTAAAAAATCATATTTAACGGGAACGCCATTCCATTTTTCTGCCATTATGCACGACCTCCACCAATTTTATTATTTTTATCTTTAGTTGATCCTGTACGTGTTCTTACAGTTTCCCAAATGCCTGTTGCCATTAGCCCGCTAATCAAACCAGCAAGCAAACGACCACCAATTGATAATTCGGTAACAATTTCAGGAATAAACGCTGTAATACCACCTAAAACGATACCAATACCAATAGCGATTAAAGGTACAACATTTTTAGGTACTCCAGCTTGCTTAACTAATTGTGTTAATGCGATTGTGATAACTGAAATCACTGTTGCAAATGCAATAATACTTTCCATCTCTTCCACTCCTTATTATTCAAAATAAAAAGCCGACACAATGTGCCGACTTAAATTAATTTTATTTACATTTACCAAACCAATAACAAGTCCAGAAACTAGCTTTTGCAAATAGTTTAAACATATCAATCACCTCCTTATATGCCGAATATCATTCTGATAATGGCGAAAATAATAGAACCTGCCACTGAAAAAACCATACCTAACATTAAACGTTTCATCTCTTTGATGTTTTTACGATTTTCTCTTTTATTTTCTTTATCAATTTCTCGTTCTCTATTTATACTGTCTAGAGTGAAATTCATTTTTTGGTTGATTAGTTCTTGATTATGTTGTCCATCTTTTATTTGCTCCAAAGATGCGAATATCTTTTCATCATTATCTTCTAACCGTTTTATTCTTGTTTCATAATCGCGTCCTTGACTATCCTCCATTCTTGCACCTCTATTCTGCGTCAGTTTCAGTTGTTTCTTCCACGTACTCTAATAAAGTTGTTAACTTTACTGGTTTGACTGTCACTTTTTCACTAATAATACCGAACTCATAATTTAATTCGTTTAAGCTGTTTAAACGACTAGCAAGCGCTTTAACTTTATCTAAATCATCAAATTTAGTTGCGATATTCACATTATTAGTTGGGTAGAATTGACCTCTAAAGTCATTATCTAAAACAGCTTCTTCTCCTTTTTCATTCACTTGTACTAAGATATAACTTTCTGTGTTTTTTACAATTTCGTTTGCCATGATAATTTCCTCCTAAAATTTTGTATAAAAAGAGTGCTAAAGGTTACTCTCCTTCAGCACTTGTTTGTTCATTATTTTGTTGTTCTTGATATTCTCTAATGATTGCACGTAACATTGCATTTTCTTGTGTTAGTTGCGCATTTTGTGAACTTAACTCCTCAATAACGTAATTAGGGTTAGCTTGTAATTGATTATTCATTTAATTGTTCCTCCAGCGTATTAATTTTTTCGTTTAATTGTTGTATTGCTCTTAATGCCCAAGATAGCATTTCGTTAGTATTCACACCACTATTAAAAACAAATTCTACTGGAATATCGTAGCCGTCGCCAATTACTGGTCCGTGATGTATTGTTTCCTTTTCATCATCGTTGTATTTGTAACTATATAACTGTAATTCGTTAGAAATAACATTTAATGCGTCATAGTCCCACTTTTTAATATCATGCTTAAATTCAGCACTAGACGCTTTTATAAAGTCACTCGCTCTGACTGGTTTGAACCCTGTATTTCCACCGTTATAACGTAAGTTGTTAGTTACCCATAGTTCATTGGTAGATACTCCAATATAAAAGTTTTGTCCAGTATTTACACGAACTGAATTTGCTTGTATATCGTCGCACTGCAAATCTTTGTATTTAGGGCTTCCATTATTATATCCATTATAATCAGTTATTCTTAGTTTGCCTTCTTTCGGGTCTACTAAAGCATATAAATTGTTATTTTTAGCCCACCAATCTCCTAATAAATTACGAGCATAAAAATCTCCAGTACCAATATTACCGTCTTTATCAGTTGCGTAGATGTATCTTGATTTAGGCGATTTATCAAATCGTATTCCAGAACCAAAACTATAAGACGCTGGCGCTTTTTCTACTAATTCAGTTATTGTTCCATAAGATAAAACGCCGTCTGTATCTGCGACGCTGTCATTCAGTTTAGTCCAAAATCTAAATTCATTTGTACCTGCACGATTGTTTTTCATTGGTCTAATATAAACGGAACTTGTTTCACTCTCAATGTTTACAGTGGCATTGGCGTCTAACACAATACGGTTGCGTTCAGAATTTAAGGCGATTGCACCACCCGCACTATTTAGCGTTACACCTCTAACACTGTTAGTAGGCGAATAAGTATAATCAAAGAATTGTAATGTACCAGACGCCTCGCTACTATCTCCGTCTATATATGTTGATATACCAAAGTCAGAATAATAAAGCGAACGGTTTTGGTTATTGTTTCTAAATCGTAAATAACCTCCTTGCGCTCGCATAAATACATTATCTTTTTGAGTGTTTCCTCTAAAAGTACGTTGGAACGTACCAGCCATTTCGATTTTATCTTGACTTAAATAAATATAATTCGTACTGTCGCCACCGCGTATGCCAACTTTGTTTACGTTTATGTCTAAGCCTTCCGGACTTAAATTTAAACGATTAATCACTTCATCTTTACCGACTTTATTATCAACTTTATTAGCGACAACATTAAATTCTTTATTAACTGTAATGTCTACTTTATCGCCACGTAATTTAATGCCGTCCTTACCAATATTCATTGATTGAATTGTGCCGTTTTCGTTATAAGTGAATGTCATACCAGTGGCAACGTTTGTGGTGAAGTCGGCAACTGTTTTACTTAACGTTTTATTGGTTGCGTTAAATTCTTCTTTCGTTGCTCGCAACTGAATATCTTTACCGTTTTGAGAAATGTCAGTGTTCATTTTTGTAAGTGTTTTTTGAACTTCATTATTTTTATTATCTGTATAGTTATTTGCTTTAGATAAAGTATCAGCGCTTGAATTTGCAATTGAACTATTTACATCTTCCGGCGCTGGCGTCCAGTCAGTCGCCATAGTACCTTTTTCAAGTTTCAAATTGGTTATTTCAGCTGTAACATATTGACGGGTGTTACTACTATCGTCTCCGAAACCACCAGAGTAACCTAAAATATGATAATTGTTTTTGAAGTCACTAGGCGTTGTAAATGTTTTTGTTAACTTGTATTTTTTATCAATTAGACTTGTGTCTGGAGTAGGGTTTAACGCCATAATTGTGAACGTTTCGATCGTTTTACGTTCAGTATAATCATATAATAATAAACCAAATGTCAGACCACTTAACGTTTTAATGCCATTGAAGTTTTTGATCGTCATTTCATAACTGATTGTGTATGTTGTATTAGGCTCTAAGTACGTTCTAAAGTAGTTTGGTGTGTATAAAGATGTTGCCCATAAATTTTGTGTCGTGAATTTTCCTGTTGATGTGATTTGTGGCGCAACTTTACCAGCTAGATCTTTATTATAAGACAAGAATAAGTTACGACCGCCGACGTTTATATTATTCACTTTGTTATCTGTGTATGATTTAACACCATTTATACCATTGTTATATTCGGTAAGTGATACTTTGTCACTAATTGAATTAGATAATTGTTTGCGTTCGCTGTCTGCATTATTTAAACGTGTTACAAGTTTATTTTGGTCTGTTGTGTAATCTTGTTTAGATACTTTTGAATTAATTTGATCTGGTAATAAATCAAGTGTCGCCTTATTTGATTTAACAGTCGTTTCTAAAGGCGTTAAGCGTCCGTCAACGTTTTTTAGTTGTTGCGTAACGTCATCACTTTTAGCCATTAAACCAATTTGACCTTTTAATACTTTGACATCACTTTCTGTTGACGTAACTCGTGTTGTGATCGGTTTGATAACTTCTTGTGTGTTTTGATTTGCTGCCACTTGCGCCTCTTGTGCTTTTTGTTCTGCGTATCGTTTTGCTTCATCACGTTTTGCGATTGCGTCTGCTATTGCGCGTTTTTCTTCATCGTCTACAATGCCGTCTGCATATGCTTTAGCCTCTATTTGTTTTAACTCATCTTGTGCTTTAGCATATACTTTCGCTGCTTCTTCTGCGTCTTTCTGCGCTTGTTGTATTTGTCTTTGTAAATCTTCTGGTGCTGGTGTCCAGTCAGTAGCAATACTGCCTTTTTCTACTTTTATATCTGTTATATAAAAACTAGGGTATGTGCTATTCATAACTAAAAATGCAACGCGTATTTTTTTAGTAGTAGTATTTACTTTAAAAGAAAATGTTTCCTCTTTATCAAAACTAAAAGACTGATAAGATATATATTTTTCATTATTGTTATTATCAATTTCTTTTACTGGTATATATATACTATTTTTAGTGTTATCTGAAATAGGTTTAACTTTAAATGAAATAGTGTAAGTTTCGTTAGGTATTGTATTTATCACTTGTTGAACTAACCAATCGTTATAAACTTTTACCCAAAGTCTATCGCCTATCTTTTCTAAACGACTATCTAATTTATTATCAAAGCCATAATCGTAATTAAGTGTACCTAATAATAAGTTTCTTCCGCCAACTTCAATACCATCTATTTTACGTTCTACACTACTTATACTTGCGCTTATTTCAGATTTAGTAGTATTTATTTTGCTGTCTATTTCTTTTCCTAAAACACTGTTTAAATTGTTTATTTGACCGTCTGTATAATCTTGTAAAGTATTTTTAAGGTTTTCTACTTCATTACGATTAGGTATATCAGCGTATAAATGTTGATTTTCGCTATCCCAACGACCATTAGGTAACGTTTGTGCTATTTTATGCATAGCGTCATTAAACTTCTCATCAGTATATTGAGATTGGAGTAACTTCAATCGTTTATCAATAGAGATTTTAGCGTCAGTAACGCATTTATATAACGTTTGTAACTTTTGTCGATACACTGTGAATAAAGTTTGAGTATCAACTAATTTACCAATCGTTGCTGTATCTTCATCCATACTGTCTAAATTCGTTTTGATGTTTTGATAAACACCATCAACATCTGATAATGCTTGGTTTAAGTTTGCTTTCAAATCATCTTCGACAAGATACTCACTATTTAGCACATCATACACATCATTTTGTAATTTACTATGTTGAATAGTTAAATTGATGAAACTATTATTTAAATCTCGATACATCACTTGTTCACGTCTTAAGCCACCGATTTTTTCTACATCATCGGCTGTTTGAGTTATCCATTTTCCGTTCCAGTAACGACGTAGTACTGCAACATCAGGGTTTGACGTGTCATACCATAATGTATCGTTTTGTGGATTTTCTGGTGGCTCTGCACCTTTGAATATTTTACGTTCGTAATATTCTAACTCTCCAGCTACAACATCACTCACGATTGTGTTTACGTTGGAAATATTGTCGTTAAGTTTTTTAGTAATTTCATCTAATTTTCTATTAAAGAATTCTCTTAGTTTTGTTTCTTCGTACTCAATGACATTACCAAAGGTAAATTCACTTTCATCTGCTAACCAGTTGTACTTAATACCTATAACTTCTGCCTCTATATATAAAGGTGGTCTGAAATCTCTATCTTTAACTCTGACAATATCTCTTAGATGTACTGTTACATCGTTATAATATTTATGGATATCGATTGAAGATACTTCATAACTTATCGCTGCTTGATTACGTTTGTTGAGTTCTGTTTTAGCAAGGGTAGTCAAACGTTTGAGTGTCATATTCTCATCGTTACTTTCAGGCTCATATACATCCCAAATATAACGGTTAGGAAGTCCGAAAATCTCTTGTGCTTCATCATCTACTACAACAGTTTCAATTCTTGAGCCATCTTCTTTTTCAGGACCAACTGCAAGTAAAGCAGTTTTCACTTCAGATAGATCAATCGTTCTTGTCATACCTGTTAAGTCTTTACCTTTAGTAATTTCCTTACCTTTGAATAAGTTTTTAGGTTTAGTAATTGATACATAACGATGTTCGACAGTATGTGCGCCTAATTCAATATAAAAACTAGGGACCATGTCGTAAGTAGTACAAAGCATGTAAATTAAATCAAACGGGTTAGTATGAGAAGTCCATGATGTTGTTCTATTACCACCATATTCTGTATCATCAGACACTTCCCAACCTGTATCAGCAAGCGTTTTAAGTAGTGCTTGTGTCGTTGTATGTGCTTCAAATTTACCAGGTTTAATAGGTTTAGCTGTTTTCAAATCTTCTAAATAACTAGCATTACATTCGATTTCAGTTGTACCGTCAAAGTTATCTGCAATGTGGATAATAATAAATTCTCTGAATGTACCGTTATTGTCTTGAGCGATAATACGATTACGTTCTCTTAATTTTTCTGCTCGAGTGTTTTCTATCGTAAAATCAAAGGTTTCTGTTTTTTCTTCTACATTCATACTCATTTCAACATTGATTAATGCGCCATCACTTTGGCTAATAAAATCAATAATGTTGTCATTAAAATCAAGTACATGTATTCCTACATTCTTCACTATCTAACCTCCAATCTATAAATATCTATCTTGCCAATATACTGTCGTGTCGTATGTGTTTTCGGGATAAATCATACATTCATTCATCCCTTTATTTATGTTAAAGAAGTCACTACCAAATGTTTTTAAATCGAGTGCAGGTTCTTCATTGATCGTTACTGTCTTTTCTTCCATATTAATGTTGATTAAATCACCTTTTTTAATAATTAAATCTCTTGCTTTAGGTGGTTTAGGTAAAATCTCATGATTATAACTACCTAAAATTGTTGTTGGCATATGATAATTGTTGCCATTTTTAGCAATATAGATACTTACTGCTGATATAGGTCGTTGATAGAAGTTCCCACTATCAATAAATACCTTTTCTGTCACATCTACTGGCGTAATTCGTTTAGGATAGTCTACTTCATCATATTTCCATGTTTTTATATAAAATTTATCTCCAATACGTTTTAAACGCATATAAATTACTATATGTTTCCATGTATAAAACTTAGGTGCATTTGTATATCTATATATTGTCTTTTGATTACCGTTTTGGTCGAATAGTGTCACATGTATTGTGCCTATATTTTGCGTTGCTCTAGGATTACTATAACCAATAGAAGCAATCACACGGTTATCTGTATCATATACATACTGTGTTGCATGTGTAGCACCTTTTTTACTTTGATTAACATGTATTTTAACTGTCGAACTAAAATCTTGAGTGCTTTTACCGAATGAGTGCTTATACTCTGCACCATTCCATCCACTTGTACTTGTAATACTACTTTCATTAAGCATAAAAGCATCTTTTGAAGAACTCATTGCCATAGCACCACCAACTGTTCCACCAGTTACATTATCGTTGATAGTACCGTTAGTGACTTTAGTCCATCCAAAGAAAGAACGCATCTCATCATTAAATAAAGTCGGTGTATAATCTTCGACTTTTTTATCTAAATCGTCATCACCTATCATGAAATAATCTTCATCATTCTTCGTGATAGAGAAGTAACTCGCATTCTTTAATGCTGTTGCTTGTACAATGATAGGACTGTCGGCTGTTCCTGCACTCACTACTGATACTTGGTCTGAAATAGCTGTGTTTTTAGTACCTTCTACTGCGTATTTGTATGGATCAAGTAAAGTAACTTTTAAAGTAAGTTCAGCTTGCATACCTACATCTTTATCTAATTCAAAAGGACCAGTGATATAGGCGTTCCAATACCAGTTTTGGCTTTCAAACTGTAATTTAATTGGTTTATCACTATCCACTCTTTTTACTAAATCATTTATGATATCATCATGATTTTTTTGACCGTTTCTGTTTGTGTGAGTGTCATTTCTTACTATCAAAGGTATTTCAAATTCTAACGGACCTATCTTTCTATCTTTTAATACACCGCCAACTCTACCTGCTACTTCTTCAACTTCTAAAGCATAATTAAAAGAGGGTATTTTGAACCCTCTTTCGATGTAAATATCATCCACTTTTTTATCATTAATAATTAAAGCGTCGCTCAAAATATCCCTCCTAAGTCACACTAGGTTTAAATCTAGCTTTTCTATTTTTATGACGTTCTCTTTTATCAACGATTGTATTTACTTCTTCACCTAACGAATATCTATCAATTACATTAGATTTGTTTGCAATACGTTCATTACTATCTTCTAAGTTGAATAATGTAGAAATGATTGCGTCCATCTTCTCTACTAAGGATGTTAATTTAACATTTTGTTCTTTTAACGCTTGATATTCTAAATTTCTACGCATTTCTGTTTGTTGTTGTTTGTCTTTTTCTTCTCTAATACCATCTGCAAAGCGAGAGATTGCTTCGTATACTGCCGATTGAGTACGGTTAAAGATATCACTATTAATAACACGTTCAATAGCAGCGATTGATACATCATTAGGGATGATTTGCTCGCCACCTCGTAAGTTCATAATTTCTCCGCCTTTTTCAAACACAGTAGCATAACCTTTACGAGCATTATTAGTACCTGCGGCGTATTTTTTACGTCTACCAGTTGGACCCCAACCAGTTAAGCCACTAGCCATACGACGTTTCCAGTAAGATAAATTAGCGCGCCAATCTGTGTTATTGAAGAAAGCAAGTAATTGGTCATAACCGTTTTTAATGTTTTTATGTCCTCTAATTGCATAGCTGTTAAATGAACCTGGTGTGTATTGTAGTAAGCCTTGCGCTTCGTTTCCTCCACTATTTCGGTCTTGAATTTGTTGTGTAATACCAGCGTTACCACTACTTTCTGTTTGGATAAGTCGAGCAACATCGTTCACATCAGCGTTAGATACTCGCACACCAATCGCTTTAGCAGCACGTCTAATATCAGGTTTCCAAGCACTTGCAGCTTTGTTTACGCCACCACCACTTTTAGCTGCTTGTTTAGCCCATGTTAATGGGTTTACACTATCTGGATGGTTGTTTAAATATCCTTTTCCTTTGTTAACTTGCCAATGTAAATGGGAGCCGAACGAGTTACCTGTATTACCTACTAATCCGATGATTTGACCTTGATGAACTCTGTCGCCAATTTTTACTTTACGTTTAGATTGATGCATGAAAATATGTGTATATTTTTGTCCGTCCCAAATTTGAGTTTCATTACCGCCAGATGGCTGGTTAGGTGAGAACCATGATTGAATTACTTTACCGTCTATCGGCGAAGGAATAGGTGTACCTGTCGGCGCACCATAGTCAATACCTGCATGTCCTGAAGGTGTCCATCCTCTTGTCATATGGAATGGTGATTTGGTGTATGGATTATATCCTCCACCACCACTAAATTCATCTTCTAACCAACCATCAATCAAGTTTTTAGCAGCTTCTTTTAATTTTCCAAACATAGCTTTCATTAAGTTGTATGGTATTTCTGCGCTTTTAGCAATTCCGAATGCGTCCATATTTACTCCAAACGCTTCAAGCACTTTATTAAGTAATTTGCCAGGTTTACCAACCCAATCAGCTATGTCTCCAACTTTATCCGATAGCCATTTAGTGCCTTTCCCTACTGCACCTTTAATTTGAGAAAGCTTTTCGCCTCCCCATTCTTTAGCTTGTTTGGTTTTATCGCCAATACTATCCATAGCATTGTGTTTTAGTTTTTTTGCACTATTAAAAAACTTTCCTGCAGTTTCTCCTACTGCTTGGAATAATTTTTTCTTAGTACCACTAGCAAAACGAGGTATAGTTCCAGTATTAAACATAGGTGTCATACCGTTACTTAACATAGCATGTGTTTGCGCACCATTTAAAATACGAGTACCTTTAGATAACGGCATAGTCGTATCTTTAGCTGGAGTTATAAATGGTTTACCTTTAGGCGGTATGATTGTTTCGTGTCTAAAGCCTCCAGGACCGTTGCCCTTACCTTTATCTCCAACAGTAGCTAAAGTATTTTGGTTTAACTTACCATTAGTCACTAAATTTTGTGTATGTGTACTTTCTGTACCTGTATGGAATTTGAAAGTAGGTATTTTTTTCATTCCAATTTTATCAGCTACCCAGTTCACTCCACCTATCAATTTATTCAAACCACTTTTTACTGCATTTACCATTCCAGTAATGTGGCCTTTGATACGCCCAATAATATTTTTAAGTCCACTATTCATATTATTGAATGTTCTTCGAACACTATTCCATAAACCTTTAGCCATATTTACCGTTGTATTCTTAATACTACGCCAAGTGTTAGACATGAAGCTTTTGACGCGATTAAAGATATTACGAGTACCTCTATAAAGGTTGTTAAACGTGTTACGAACACCTGTCCATAATGATTTAGCATAGCGAACAGTTGTGTTTTTAATGTTTCGCCATATATTACTCATAAAGTTCTTAACTTTATTAAAAATACTACGCGTTCCTCTTGATAGGCTATTCCACGTCGATTTTACGCCTGACCAAAGACTTTTAGCGAATTTAACAGTTGTGTTCTTAATACTACGCCATACATTAGACATGAATTTTTTTAGTTTATTAAAGATACTACGTGTTACTTTAGACAAACTATTAAATACATTTTTAACACCACTACTTAAACCTTTAGCGAGTTTTACTGTTGTGTTTTTAATAGCATTCCATGCTTTACTCATCCATGCTTTTAAAGCACCTACTATTTTCTTAACACCATTACTCATACTTCGAATAGCTTTTACCACACCATTCTTTATAGCGTTCCATGTTTTGATTGAAATAGATTTTATGGCGTTCCACGTTGTAGAAACAAATTTTTTCAAACCACTAATCACAGTTTTAGCACCATTAACTAATGATCTAATAATTTTCAATACACCGTTCTTAATGGCTAACCATGTTTTTATAGAATTATTTTTAACGAAATTCCATAATGTACTAAAGAATGATTTTAAACCATTGAAACTCACTTTCACTAAATTAACTAAACTTTTAGCGATAGCAACTATTCCGTTCTTGATAACGTTCCATGTCTTTATACTAGTTGTTTTTATAAAATTCCATATACCCGAGATAATATTTTTTAGCGCTTGAATAGGATGTTGAACTGCAAATTTAATCGCATTCCATGTTACTTTTGCAGCGTTTTTTAAAATATTCCAAATAGCAATAGTTGAGTTCTTGATAGCATTCCAAATGTTAATGATATATGGTTTGATAAATCCGAATACTGCTACTGCACTATTTTTTATTGCGTTCCATGCATTTATTACAAAGTTACGGAACGTTTCATTATTCTTCCATAAGTAAATAATGGCAGCCGTTAAAGCACCAACAATTGTTATTACAATGCCTATTGGACCTGTCATAAATCTAATGGCTAAGCCTAACCCTTTAGTCGCTAATGCTGCACCTTTAGTCACTAACGCCCAAGTTTTAGTGGCAACTGTTGCAATTTTAGTTTTAACTGCATTGATTGTTTGTGATGTGGTTAATCTAGCAATAGCATATCTAAAACCGTCGGCAACTGTTTTAGCTGCCGCTTGGACCCCAGCCCAAATTTTTGTTGCAAGCGTTGCTATCTTAGTTTGTAGTGCTTGACGTTTTAGTCCTAACGTTGCAAGTGCGCCCTCTGCACCAAACACCTTTTGTGCACCCGTTACGGCTAATAATGCGCCACGCATACCGCTAAGCGCACCTTTAATTAAGAATAAAGGTTTTAAAAATAGTAGTAATGCACCACCACCGGCAACAATACTACCGATTAATTGACCGATAACAGGGTGCGTATTCATCATGCTAGACATCCAACCAGTAATAGCGTTTGTAACACTTAATGTTACGGCACCAACTGGCGCCATACCTTTTATAAGCCCCCACAGAATACCAGTAATATTTTTAATTAAAGTCCAAACTTTCGGTCCGTTCGTTTCTAAATACTGTACAAACTGTTGAAAACCGTCAGAACGTTTTAACTCTGCACTCCAATTTTTAAAGCTTTCCGTTACACTCTCGATACCTAATAACACATTGTGGGAATGGCCACTAAAAGCACTAAATAAACTAAAAATACCTCCAAATATGTTAGCAAAAATACGGCCAACAATTGGAAGGTTAGTTTTTGTATATTCTATGAAATTGTTAATTGCTCGTGATCCTTCTACACTGTTAGCCCAACGTCTAAATGATAATGCCATATTTTCAAAGCCCTTAGATGCCCACACAAATAATGGACTTAGCTTATTAAATACGGCAACCGTACCGTCTACGAAGTGGAAGGTACCATTTAATAAATGACCGAATGCTTGTGTTCCTTGTGTATTTAAGAGATTGAATGCGTTTTTTACATTATTCGAAGTATTAACCCAATTTAATAATCGGCTACTGAAACGTTCAATTTGACCTGCTGTTGTAGTTAAAAACGGGTTGAGTTGAGAGAGTGATGTTTTTGCCATATTAATACCATTCGTCATAGTATTAAATATCTTAGCTTGATTTTGCGCGATTAAACCTTCCCACTGCGTTTTTAAACTAGCTAATGATTGTTGGTACCTTGCCGTTTCAGATGTGATTGAGAGTGTGCCGTCTTCTAACATTTTCAGTGCGTATGTTGCTTGACCTGTAAATGCTTTAACTGCACCTAATGCAATCGCATATGAGCCACCCATACCAATCGCAGCACCACTCAAAGCAGTAACCATACCACCAACGCCAGCACCTGCACTAACAACTGAACCCATGATAGGCACTAAGTTAGTGAACTGTGTAGCCATAACCTCACCGACAACGCCCTGTGTAACCTCGCCCACACTACGCAGTGTAGTTGCAATTCTATCTGCACTATCTCTAGCACCTGCAAAACCAGCAGTCATTAGCGTTCCAGCTAATACAACTTTACGTTGCGCTCTTGCAACTTCTTCGAGTTCATCAGATAATTCATCGGCTCTATTTTGTGCCGCTTGAAGTGCGATAGCCTCTTTATACAGTTCATTTCTTACTTTGTCAGCCTCTACACTATTACGACCTTGTGCGTTTGCTACTTCTTCATAGCGTCGCTCTAAGCCTTCTAAAACTGTCTTATGTTGCGTAATTGTAGCATTAGTATGATTTAATTGTGTTTGATAACTTTCGACCGACTTGTTAGCACTTTTAAATTTAACTGTGTTCAATTCAAGTGCGTTATTATAACTGTCTAGTCGACGTTTAGCCTCGCCTAATGTGATGTTAGTTTGCGAGTTGGCCAGTCGATATTCATCATATTGTTTAGTTGCTTGGTTAATTTGAGCGTCTAATGAAGTGAATGCTGTTCGTTGCTTGTCGATTTCGCTCTTTAATTGTTTAGCTTGTTGCGAAGATGTACCCTGGATAGCTGTAACTTTCTTATATTCATCTTCTAACTCATTAATCACATTCTTTTGTTTTGTTTGAATGTTGGTTAACTGTTGTAGGTGTGTTTTATAGTCATTTGTTTCTTGCGAAGATGCTTTAAAACTTGCACTACTTTGTTTTAACTCGTTAGATAATGAATTTGCAGTATCTTTCATATTATCTATAAATTTTTCAGTTGTTTTTATAGATTGAGAGAGTTCGGAGTTTTCATTTTTAACATCTTCAAATTCATTTTTAACTTTTGATAAAGTGACTTCTAGTTGACTATATGAAAGACGTTCCTTTTCGATTTCACTACTTAATTTTTTAGCCTCTCGACTATTCTCGCCTTTTAGATCAGATACAATTTTTAAATTATCTTCTAATTCTTTGATTGCATTTTCACTTTTAGTGAGTGATGCGGATAAACTATCGATATGCTTTTCATAATCACTTGTTGCTTTGCTAGACTTTTGAAATTCTGCCTCGTTTAATTTAACTTCGTTTCTTAAACTGTTTAATTTACCTTTAATGTCATCAGATGTTTTACCAAACGTTTTACTAGCGACTTGAACGTCTTTGAGTTCTTTCGTGTAGCTATTTAACTGGTTCTGTGCTTTTTTGTAAGCACCGTCTGCTTGTTGCAGTTTGATACGTTGCTCGTCAGTGGCTTTCCCACTCTTAGCCATTTCATCTTTAACATCTTGTAATGCCTTTTTACGTCTAGCAAGTAACCCCTCTTGCGCTTTTATCGCACGACCTAAGTCGCCTTCCATATTAGCGAGTTGTTCGGCGCTCATCTCATTTTGTTTAAACTCTTTACGTTGTTCTCGTAATGATTTGTTAATACCTTTTAATTGTCGTTCTAAGGTTTTAGATGAGGCTTTGAGGGGGTCAACATCCATAGACACCTCTGCACCTAAATTAAAATCTGCCATTGTCCCACCTCCTCATTTGTTAAATTAATGCCATCATTTGTTCTGGACTTAATGCACCGGCTTTAGCGACTTTAGATGCCTTACGTTTACGTTTCTTAGTGCTAAAGTATTTGTTGAAGTCCTCCATAACAATAGCGTCCACTTCGTGTGGTTTATACTGTGCATCTTCGATAAAATGACGATACACAAGGTAAATATCTTCTAAGACTTCGTCTGCTGTTTTGTCTTTGTTGTAGTCGCTTTTTTCTTGCGCTTTCCCATATCATCCGTGCGGAAAATACGAGCATAAATTTCTGGTGGCGTTTCGTTATCGTCAGTTTCTAAACCGTTCATAACGTCATCGTAAGTAAATTGATTATCAAACACTTCCACAAGTAATGTTGCTAATTCATCATAGATGTTAAAGTTGTTCACTTCACTATCTTTATTGTTTTCTCGAACTTCCTCAATTTTGTCCTCAAACGCTTTATATTCATCAGAGTTTTCAATTTCTTCTAATTCATCAAAAATTGCATCTTGTTGCTCATCTGTTTCTGCATCTGCTAATTTTTCTTGCGTTTTTTCTAATTGATTTAATACATTACGATGTTTACGATAAACGTCTTGTAATTCTGAAACCATGCCATAAGCGTTTTCGATTTTGCTTTCAAATTCGCCTCGTAATTTCATGACACCCAATGTCATTTTATTTTTGGTAAATACTTTATTTTTACCGTCAATTTTTAAAGATACTTTAGCCATATTATTATTACTCCCTTATTGGTTATTTTTGTATACAAAAATAGGCGACCTTTTACAGTCGCCTTAAACTACTTATGCAGCTGGTGTATTGTCATCAGTCGTCACTGCGTCATCACCATGAATTGCTTTATAGAAATCTTCTTCATTGAAATCTGGATCTGCACTATGAATACGTGCAAAGACTAATTTGTCATCATCACGTTGTACAAATGAACCTTCCATTTCTACTTGGTCTTGTTGCTCTGGACTATCTTCCATAGTTGATGCACTTGTGTTTGGAATGTTGAAGTTACCACGAGTTAAACCGTAGTAGATAAATGAGCCATCGTTACAACGATATTTCCATGAAACTGACAAATATGGAGGTACTAAATCAGAAGTGTATAATTCCATACCTTTATCAATTTTTACACCTAAGAATTGTTCGCGTTCTTCTTTGTTTAATTCCATTAAGTTTGCTGTAACTGTTGCACCAGTAATACCACTAAATAAGTTTAATTTTTTAACTCCATCTGCATATACTGGTTCGTTACCTTGTTCTAATTCTAATTCGATTTCTTGTAATCCTGGTACATCTGTTAATTTTCCTGCTTCAAAACCGTTACCTTCTTGACGACGTGCTTTGAAACCTTCACATGTAATTGCTACTTTTTTATCTGCCATTATTAATTACTCCTTTACTGGTAAAATTATTTCGTATTCGTTCATTTGATTAAAAATTCCGAGTTCCTTATCTTTCGAAAGGTCTCGGCTTATCACTCTGCCATTGTGTTGTTTGATAATGTCGTTCACATACTCACTTACTGTGTAAGTGGCATTGATGTCATTACCAAATGTTTCAATGGCAAATAAAAAACGATAGTATTCACTATCGCCATCTCTGTATATTGTGTTTTGTAATAATATTTCTGTAATTCTTATTAAAGGTGTGTATTCTGCTTTTTGATAGTTTTCAGGAATTTCAAAATTAAATATTTTAGGTTGCTTACTAGAATTGAGTAATTGTTCCAATTCTTTATTGCCTTTTAGCCACGAATATATACGTACAATAGGGTGTTTAGTCGACATCGACCATATTCCTCACTGCTTCTTTATATATTGCGAGAATTGGTGCTTTACTCATTTCTAATGAACGTCGCATAAAGTGTTGTGGTGGTTGCCCCATAGAACGATTAGAGGGACGAGTACCGACATCTGGAAAGTGGATATACCAACCAGCATCTTTACGTTTACGACCTTTATCAAAACCAACTGTTTTAGTTGGATTAAGTTCATCACGACTGAAATTAGAGATTTTTAATACCTCTACTGCATGTGTCGAATGAGTTTGTCGCTTGTGTACTGGTGTATTAGCCTCAATGTTAGCTTTATAGAGTTTTGCACCCTTTGTTACTGCCTGTTTTGATTGCTTTTCACTATTGATAACTAATTTTCTGATTTTATCTGATATATCCTTATCACTGTCGTAACGTTGTTTAGCCATTACTCTACCACCTCACATTTCAACATTTGACGCTCTAGGTCTTGTAAGTCTGTTTCGATGTATTTAATCTTGTATTCTTTTCCTTTGAATTCAACTATCATATCTGACTGTATATCAGCCTTTTGTCGATAACGTATAATAAAGTCGATTGTTCCCTTTCTTGCCTCTAGGCCCATTTCTCTAAATTCTTTTATTGTAGTTTTTGACACTTCGCAATAAGGAGTGGCAATCAACTTCTTGTCTGTTACAAAGATACCTTCATCATTGACTGTTTCAGTTTGGTCATAAACCTTTATTCTATGTTTGAGCCTTCCGATTTCCATAAAGCATACGCTCCTCTCAAACTTTGAATAAGTGCTAGTGATGAAGGTGCTACATTGTGCTTAGCGAATTGACTTGTGGTTGATCTATTCTCGTAGTGGTGGCCAACTTGGTTAATCACAGCTAAGTTATAAAGTGCGTTACCTTTATAAAATTCATCTGCTTTACCATAACCACTTACAGCACCTTGTATTTCTTGTTCAGATGCTTGTATCAACCCTAAAATTTCATCATCATCAAAGTCATGGTCAACTCTTAAACGATTTTTAACTTCTTCAAGTTCCAAAGTAAGCATTTAATCACCTACTTTTTCTTTTCTTGAATTCGCTCTAAAAAAGGACCGTCAAAACCATTGTCAGATAAAGTTTTTTCAACTTCTTCTGAACGTTTGACAGTCATTTCAACTTCATCGTTTTTAGTTAATTCTTTTTCTAACTCTAAATCTTTATAAGGTTTTAATACTTTAAATTTAGCCATTATTTAGCCTCCTTTTATGCTTCTGGTGAGCCAGTGCCTAAATCTCCGGCTGTACCTGTGTAAGTTAAGAAACGACCAGCTTCTTCTACACCTTTTACAACATCAAAGCGCATGTAAGTTGCTAATACTTGACCATAAATTTCATTTTCAATCCATTTAACAGTCGCTTGTTTACGATCTGCAAAGAAGATTGCATAGTTTAAGTCGCCAATGAATGCTTTTTTATCGCCTTTAGCGCCTAAAATTTCATCTTTGACAATAAATACTGGACGGCCAAATAAAGTTGTACCTGATTTGCTAGTGATATCTTGTTTTAATAAATATTGACCGTTTTTGTCTTTAAGTGTATCTAATGCTTGATAGAACGATTGAGACACAACTAATGAAAGATTGTAAGCTGGATCAATATCTACATTGATAATTGCTTTGATATCGTCTAAGTTAGCAGTATTAACAGCCTCAAATGTTTTCATTACATCTGCAATTTGTTTGTTAGTTGTATTCAAAGCTTGACGTGCATTGTTTTTAGCAATGATTTGAGCAAGGTTTGCTTCGCTATCGTCTAAACTTTCTTGAGATACTGGAATTTGACCACGATATGTTTTTATTTTGTAATCAATGTCAGTGAATTTTGGTTTAGCTAACTCTGGGTTTTTTTCTAATTCTTCAACTGCAATCATTGTTTCTTGTGCAGGATTTAAGATTGGATGAGAACCTGCAGCAGTTGTAACTGGTTGAACGTTTACGAATTTTTTAAGGTCAACTACCGTTTCAGGTAATTCTTCTGGCACATATTTAATATCCTCTGGAATTAAAGGTTGTGCATCAACTGATTTAACGTTGTCACGTTTATCCCCTTTTGATTTGATGTAATCTACAAAGCCTTGAGCTTCATCAGATAACTTGCTTTGTTTATTTTCAATAATCTGTCTTGTCATTGAGCGTTTGCCTCCTAGTTTCTTTTTATCTTCTAATTCTTCATCAGTTGGTTCTTCAACTGTTTCTTTTTTCACTTCAACCTTTTCTGGTTGTTCTTTCTTCTCTGTTACTTCTACATCTTTACTTTCTGCATCAGGCTTGTCGTTTTTTACTTCTGTTTCTGTTTTCTCAGCAGATGCAGGCTTGTCGGAATTACTTGAGATTTTTTCTTCTGATTGAACAGCGTCAGCAATTTCTTTTTGTTCATTGTAAGTTGTTTTAGCTTGTTCAATTTCTTCTTTTAACTTTCTAGCAGTTTCTACATCTCCATCTGCGACTGCTTTTTGTGCTTGGTCAATTAAATCATTAATCGACTTAGCTTGTTCATCTAATGTAGCCATTAGCTTCACTCCTTTAATTTATTTATTAAAATCCGGCATAAAAATAGCCTACGTATCTACACGTAAGCTTTCTAAGTCGAATTCTAATTTATACTTTTCTAACTCTTTAAATTTGTCGAGACCTTTAGCACGTTGCCCTACGACAACAGATGTATCTCGATACGCTGGTAGAGTAACAATACTCACTTCTAGTAATTCATCAATCGTGTTAATCGTTTGTACATATTCACCGTTAATCTTTGACCATGTTCTTGCAGTATCGTCGTTAATAGGGAGTGTATAAAAAAAGCTGCATTGGTTTACATTACCTGCTTTGATATTTTCGTAAATATCTCTCGCATAGCTTGTATTTGGTAAGAAACACTTGAAATAAAGACCTTTATCGTCAACAGTTAGTTCTAACGTGTTTGCTAGTGTACGACCAACGATTTGATTATAATCATGATTGATTAAACACTTAACGTCTGTTACATCTACCTGACTTAGTGCAGTCGGACTTATAATTTCTTTAAACCCTCCTAAGTCATCGCTTAATGTGTCGAAAATAATTGCATAACCTTCTACTACCATTTCTTCATCGGTAGTTGTTTCAATCTGACTGTATGCCACCCGGTTCATCACCTCCTTTATTGAGGTTATCTATATTCTTCTGAACTTTACTATCTTGATAAGCTGATAAGTCTTTTAAGAATATGGTGTTTAAATCAGCGAGTGGCTCACTACCATTTTCTACTGGTTTAAAGCCGAATTGCGCTCTTGCTTCATCCAACGTAATAATCTTCTTAGTAAACAATTGTGTAACACGTTCAAGTTTCACTTCAGGATCACTATCAATTAAACGTGTTACATCATAATCAAGTGTTACTTCATATGGTGCTTGTGCAAATAACTTTTCTTCTATTTCTGCATTCATCATTGAGAATATCGGATATAACGTACTTCTGTAATACTCGATACCACTATCTTTTAAAGAAGTGTTCACAGTTTCGATACCTAGTTTAGACAACGGCAAACCAAACGCTTTAGCAACCTGTTGGGTACTAAATTTATAGCTATTTAAAAAGTTCAACACTTCGGTTGGTACTTTTAATCTGTCAAAAGTCATTGTGTCATCTAGCATAACTAAACCGTTATTATTCTTTAATTGACTGTTTTCAAAATTTTGTCTGATTATCTCTAATTCTTCATCAGAATAACGACCATCTTCATATTTAAGTATTGCAGTAGAAGTACCACCATTTTTAAAGAACTCATCTAAGAATTTCTTACTTCCCATTGAAATGCCAATTTCATTAGCTAGAGCAAATAAAGGACTATAACCGTTAAATCCGTCCACTGAAAACATTCTAAAATGAAGTACATCTTCTGTATCAAAACGGACATGACCGTCACGTTCATCAATGTAGTTGTACTTAATTTTATCGTCGATTTGTTCAATAGATACTGCGCTATTTTGCATGTGGTAAAGTTCTATTGGCTGCCCTTTATCATCTCTTACAATTTCAACGTATGAGTTACCGTTTAAAAGCATGTTAGCCACAATAATATATTTGAAGTGCCATGCATCGAGATATGGATTAGGTCGCTTATTAAGTAGTTTAAGTATCTTTTTATCATCATCTAAATAGCTGTCTTTATCATTGAATTGAATACTTGTACTAGCTATGTCTTTAGAGATAATGTCAATTGCAGTAAATACATCACTGTTTCTCAATGAACTAATACCATTCCATGTAATACCGCCTAAACCATTAACCTCTGTAATCATACGTAAAGTACTTCTATCAACTGTTACTTCATTACTACGTCTGAAACCATTAAAATTAAATACGCCCATTAACTATTTCCACCTCCTCCCTTAAAAGGCTGGTCAAGTGTTAATGCAAAGCCTGTTACAAGTAGTCCAGCAACAATAAAACCTAATGGTTTCCACGCTAAATATGCACCATATCCAATTAAGATAATGCCGATTAAGGTTAATAGTAAGATAATAATATTCTTTGCTATTTCCATACGTGCCACCTCCTTATATAAATACTGGCAATGCTCGTTTTTTGTCCCATTCATGCTCGCTTGCTATAACGTATGCAAATATCGTACTCATTAATGGGTCAATCTTTTCACGATTAAGTTTTTTCTCAATCATGACACTATCATTTACATTCTTAGCCACTGCATTTTTTACTGCGATATCGAGTAATGGATTTTTATGATGTTTAATTTGTTCGTCTATAACTTTTAATCTAAAGTCAATGACTGGATTAGATAACGTCATAGCGCCCTGACGAATTTCAATTAATTCATAACGCCAATTTCGTTTTTCAATTTCTGCAATAAAACCATGAATAGCATGTGGATCATAACAAATAGCTTGAACATCTAAATTGTTAGTTAAGATATATTTTTCAATGTAATCTAATACTTGATTACTGTTGATAATGCCACTTTGTAAGTCGGTGATTGTACAATAACCATGTTGCGCCATTTGTCTGTAATCTATTAGGTCACGTTCAATTTTTGCTTGTAGTCCACCTTTAGTAGCAACGAATGAATGACTTGTGACAAAATATTGTTTCTTAACCTCATCTAAATGTATAAACGATACTGCGGTTAAGTCATCTGCACGAGACAAGTCTAGTCCGATATATGTTTTAGTCCCTTTAATATCTAATTCAGTTTCATTTTTCTTCCAGTCGTTAAAATCTAGATAGCTTTCTTCTGACGCTTGCATCCAATAATTAAAGTTTTTAACTAATACTCGGAACATTGTGCCTTTTTTAACTGCTTCATCTACTCGTTTTTGTAAGAAATCTTCAATCTGTTCTTTTAGATCATCATTTTCATTGATAAGTGGATTACTTTTTGCCCACATGGTTTTGTCTTGCCATTCTTCCTCGCTATCTTGTTCAAAGATTATCGCGAAATATTGTTCATCATGGTAAGTGTCGGCAAGTATTTCTTTAGCATAGGGCCATTCATCCATATACATTGGAGCGTTTAGATTAAATCCTGCCGTTGAGATGATAAAGATTAAGCTTTGCATCAAGTTACCTTGACCTGATTGGATAAGTTCTAACATTTCGTTTGTTTTTGCAGCATGATATTCATCTATAACAGCTAAAAACGGCTCAAAACCGTCAACTGCCCCTGTATCACGAGAGAGAGGCATAACGTATGAGCCATCTTTTGTATGTTGTAGTAGTTCTCTAACCTTTTTAACGTCTTTTTTTAGTTCAGGCACTTGAGAGATGAAGTACATTAGTTGTTTAGCTACCATATTGAATACAATACTAGCTTGTTTCTTATCATTCGCAGCACAAAAAATTTGTCGCCCTTCGCTTGGTTCTCTGTCGAATAAAAATGAATACAGTACCAAACCGCTGACTAAAAGTGACTTACCACCCTTACGAGCCATTGAGATAAAAGCTTTATTAAATCTTAAGTAGTCGTTATCATCAAACCAACCACGCACCATTGAAATAATAAATTTCTGAAACATCGCTAATTTATGAAACTTACCTTTTGTGTCTGGTAAAGCTTCAATAAACTTGATTACTTTCTTAGCACGCTTCGGTTTATATACATAATTAAAGTTATCATCTTCAATACTTCGCTTAATATCTTTTAAATGACGAATACAAGCTAACCTCGTATCTTTGCAAGTTATAAAAGTCCCCGAAAGCACCATAACGCAATATTTATAAGCGTCATCTTTGTACTCATCGGGGATATTTAAGTATTCTTCGTAAGATTTAGGTATTTTAACGTTAGTCATCGTCATCAACACCAAATTTATCGTAAACCGATTGTTTTTGTTCATCAGGTGTAGGGACAACCAACTTCATTCGACTGTCAATCGTCATTCCTAATTGACCACAGATTGATTTAAGTTCTTTTAAGCCATCCATATAAGTGAAATATTGAGGTGTTCGCTTTGTACCTTCTTCATTCACTGTGCCATGTTGCATAATATGGCGATACGCTTCATCTGTAAGTGATACTAATTGGCAGTAACGTTTGATACGATCATAATCAAGTTCTGCGATAGGTAATTGTTCAAGCAAAGGAATGATACGCTTCCACTCTTTTTTTCCTTCTTTAGTTAAATCAGCCGGAACACTCTTAACGTCAATCTTATTAAATTGAGATAAGCCATTTTCTTTAAGTTCTTGATATTCTAATTCCTCTTTAGTTCTATGTCCTTGCTTTGTCGCATTCAATTTACGTGGTCTAGCCATTGAAACACCTCCATTTCGTTATTGAGTTTTGGGAATTTGGGTACAAAAAAGTTATCGAGCGATTACGCCCTACGTGTATCAGACAGGGGGTATATCAAGCCCTCCCTTAAATTTTCGATACATTGTTCATCGTTTACGTCTTTGCCCCCTATGGCTTTCTAAATGGCACTGTGCGCATACCGTTTCTAAGTTATCTATGTCTAATCGTTTATCCCAATCATCTTTTAATTCAATTATGTGATGAACGTAAAAACGTTGACCTTTTTTCACTGGATTAACGTAACCTTTTCTAAGACACGACTGACACAAATATTTATCTCGTAATAGCACTTGTTTACGCTTGTTTCTCCATTCTTTTGAATGATAGAACTCCATATACTTGCTATCCTTACCATATCTCGTATGAGCGTTATACTGCTTGGCATTACGTTGCCTATTACGTTCCCTTTGTGCATTGTACTCGCTCTCTGTCATCGTCTTTCGTCCTTGTCTAATCTTTGGTTGAATGAATGACAAATGATTTCACTTCTTTCAATACAAAAAGAAAAGAACAAACAACAATGAAGTTGAATGTTCTTTTTGATTGTTTATTATCTAATAATATTTGATACTAACAATATATATTAATTATCTTCGCAATTAAACAATGTGAGAATTGCGATTAATCGAAATGAATAAAACCAATTCTCTTTGCAGTTTCTTCCATTAACTTTCTTCTCATCCTTAATACAGAATAAACTGAAATGACTTTATCATCTTCTCTTTGCTTAGTTAATTCATGAGCAATATCTTCCCATTCATGTATAAGTAAATCTTTATCCCAATATCTATAATCAACTATGACTTGTTGTTCTTTAGTTGCACTTCTATATATATCTTCAATAGATGTAATAGTATTGCTTAGGTTTTTATACAAGTCATCTTGATGCAGCTTGACCACTTCATTCTCTACTGGACTGGTAACTATATTAGATTTACCTCCACCAAAGTTAGTATCGGTTGGTTGGTATAATAATTCATAGCGTCTGTAAGCTAATTGTCCTTTCATCTCTTTTAAGTTTTTCCAATACTCCTCCATTAAAACTACGTCGCGCTTGTTCAAAGTCATCAACTTACCTCCATTACTTAAACTGTTTCTTCGCTCTCTCAATATCACGTTCAATATCTTCTATGTCACTTTCTCTTACAAACTTACTAAAGAGATATACGTTGGTGTATTTCAGTGCATCTAATTCATTACGCAAGATTGAGTTACTACCTAATGTAATCAGTAGTGCTATTGCTAATATGATTGATATTGTTATCCACATACTAATTCACTTCCTCTAAATAAGTGTTGAGTGCTAAAACTTTGAAGTTGTACGCTTTAGATAATTCATAAGCTACATCTCTATCACTAAACCGTTCAGCTTTGTATACATCTGTTGTTGTTTCAAGAACTTTATGTGTTACTTTGTTACCTGCATAAATTGATACAGTATCTTTATAGTATCGACCTTCTTCGGTTTCCAATATATAATCTTGAGTTAAAGGTGTTTGCATCACTCTGAAACCTCCGCGTTCAAATGGATATGATCATCCTGTGTAAAATCTTGTGGCACTTCCACATCATCTACACTCTGCAACTTAACGATAAGTTCGTTAGTTAGATATTTGCTTAGTTCATACATTCCGATAATGAACCATATTTTTAGTATGCGTTTAATCATTACGTTCACTCCTTATCGAATATTCCTAATTTTTTATATTCATCTTCTAGCCAACGCCAATTTGTTTTAGGTGGTTTAATGCAATTTAATAACCCTTTGACTTCGACTTTCTCTTTAGCTTCTTTCTCACTCTCTGCCTCTACCAACGTCATACGTTCATTCTCTCTAGGTGCTTCTACATTTACATGCACATGACCTGTGCTGTCTGTAAATTCTCTGATTAGGTATTGCATTATTCTACAACCTCTAAAATCTCATGTTTCATTCTGTATTCTTTGACAGTACCATAGCAGCGTTCTGCAATATCCATAGCACTATCTAAATAAGAAGTTTTAATAGCTTTTTCTATGTTTTTAGTGAAACTGTATACATTTCCAAATGCATTTGTTGATACGTACAAGCCACTCTTTATTTCAATAATATATTTCTTGTCATTTTGATTATCTTCCATTCCCACTCACTCCTTATCCAGCTTGTTATTCTCGAATTGTTTTCTTTTACGTTCTTCAAACTCTTTGCGTTTGTTTCTAGTTTTCTTTGCAATTCTTTTATATTCACGTTCTTCTTTGGTATTTTCTAAATACATTTTGACAATCATTCCTGCCGAACTGACTAATAATAGTAAGGCTATAATAATTAAAATTAGTTCTGTCACTTCCCCAGCACCTCTTTTACACGTTGATATATGTCCTTACTCCCCTGTGCTTCCGTATGCTCCACGTTCTGATTCTTCGTCAAACTCTTGCACCTCCGTTGGCTCTGGCAACATCACTGGTGTAACGACTAACTGTGCTAAACGTGTGCCTGCTTTAACTACGATTGCCTCATCACCGATATTGTCTGTGATAATTCCAATTTCTTTGTTATACGTGTGATCAATTGTTCCAAGCGCTACACGTAACTTAGTTTTAAGTGAATTACCTGAACGTGGTCTCACTTGCGCCTCATATCCATACGCTAAATCAATAGCAATGTGTGTAGGTACTACGACTGTACTATGTGCTGGAATAGTTGTATCTTCTGCTACATATAAATCTAATCCACTATCTGTCGGATTTGCTCTTGTTGGCAAGATTGCATTTTCTGATAATAATTTAATTGGTAAAATTGACATTATTTTCTCTCCGTTTCTTCTTCCATAATTTGTGATAAACGATATATTTGAATATCAGACATTCCTATTCTGTTACACGCTCTGAAAAAAGCTTGTTCTTCTTTTGATTGTTCTCTTTTTGCATACTCTGTAAATTTATATGCTGCAATTAAGTCCTTAACTATTCTAGTGACTACTGTTCTAATTATTGATTTACCTACAAATTTAATTACGTTTTTCATTTATTGTTCCTCCGATATTTGAATTAATTGAATGTTGTACCATTCTTGATAAACGTTCCCTTTCTGCTTTTGTATCAACTATTTGATATCTGTAATTCAACGCAGGTGCTACTGGTGGTTTAAGTGGCGACTGCTTAATAACTACTTTTTGTTCACCGACCAATGTATGAAAACTGCCACCATTCAATAAGCTGAGTAAGTCATTTTCATCTAGGAATATAGTTTGTTCACTCATCGCTATCACTCTCCTTTAAATTTATAATTACATGACAGATGTTTTGAAATATTGCATTTGGCTCTCTATCTTTTAATGTCCCGTTAACGATTAAATCATCTATCTCATCAAACGCCTCTGCCTTTCTTTTCGTTTCTGCCATATCATTGATGAGTTCGTCATGCTCTTTAGACGTATCATATAAATTCTTTTCTATTTCATAACTCAACTTAATTTCTTTATCTAATTTTCTTTCTAACTCTGCATTACGCTCACGCAATTTCTCAAGGTCATCAAGCAATGCGTCATAACTTTTTTGTGATAATGTTACTGTCATTCCACCATAGCACCGTCCTTCCAAATAAGTGACATTGTGTCATCTTCATTTAACATATAGAATTTTTTACTCTCATCATTTTTTACTTCGGAAATTGATTGGTTGCCATACATATTAGATTTCATTATGTTTAAATCTTTCCAACCACCATCTTTAAAAGTAAAAATATCTTTTAATTCTAAAAGTCTATATATTTGAGTTTCTTCTGTAACTTCTTCTTCAACTTCTACTGTGAAAGTTTCATTTATAGCAATCTCATGCTCTATCGACAAATTTTGAATTTTATCGAAATACACAGAACCACCATCAAGATTGCTATAAAAAGCCTTGTCACTAACTTCGTTCTCCCACGCCCATTCAATCAACTCTGGCAACGTCATTTCTACTTTTCGTTTAATCTTTACCATTCCTTACACACTCCCTATTCCTTTTAATATCGTTCTCACTTACCAACATCGTCACTCTACTTCCTGCCACCTTAACCACAAAGCCGTTGACACCTAGCTTGCGTAATTCCTGTTGTATCTGTGTAGGTGTCTTGCCTTGTGTAGCATAGCGATAGCGTTGGTTGATTGTATCGCTAAGTATCATGAGACTAACTCCTCACATACCTCATCAAACGTTTGAATACCTCTACCGTCAGTGATATCCATTATTACGCCATACACATATTGATTGATACTGAACTCTGCTCGGTCCTGTTCGTCTGAAATATGTCCTGTTCCTTGTCTGATGTCAGTGCATTGGACGTAAATCTTAATATTCTTCTCACTTTCTTTTTTAAGGCGCTGTGCATACCCCATTTCGCAAATTGTTCCTTGTGCATGAGGTAAGTAGTCAAATATCATTACATCGCTTGTTTCCATGCCTAATGTGTCATTAAACACAATACGTTCTGCTAATTTATCTTGCTTAGCATTAGCTTTATCATTGATGCCCTTATCGTCATGTGGTGCATAGACTTTAAAGCCTAATCGTTGTAACTCTTGCTTTTCCCACTCACGACGTATCTGTTGCCCTATACTTAGCATGTCGCCACCTAAATAGATCATAGTTAGTCCTCCTTATATTTATAAACAACTATTGCACTTGGAAAAGGCGCACTATTTTTACCATTTCCAAACTTCAAGCGACCTTTTAAAAATCTAATGTCATCTGCTTTATCGAAAATAAAATCATGCCAGTACATTGTGTCTGTTCTTGCTGGTATCAAACAAACAACCGTTGCACCATTCAAACTTTCTTCATATGCTTTCTTGATCCATTTTTTTNTTTTTTTATTTCTCTGCCGTAAGGTGGGTTCATGAACACAACATCATTTGACCAATCTTTACTCAAACCGTCATCTTCAATAGTGAAGTGTTTACTACACTTAGCATTTTCTTCAGTTGCACATGGATCTAGAGTGAAATTAAATTCTTGATTTAATTCATCAAATAAATGTTGTGGTGTAGTCCATTCATTTGATTTACTGCTAAAATGAACATTCATATACCATCACTCCCAACATTCAATCGCAAACTCGACACTTTGCTTAGCTTTTTGTAAATCTTCTAAACCATTCTTTCTAGGCGCTCTCATTAAGTATTTGAGTGCATTCCCTACGTGATAAAAAACTGAAGCGGATTTATAAGTTTTTCCAACCGCTTCAATAATGGCATGTGCGTTAAACTTATCGAATTGATAGTGTGGTGGCTGGTCTACCATGTCAACTTTACGAATAAAAGGTTCATTCACTTTCATAAAGTCGTAATTATCATTAATGGTAAACTTTTTACCATTAGCATTTTCTACATCTGCATACCACTTTGTTTGCATACCTTCATTCTTTGCATATACACGTGTGACTATTCCAGTATGTGATATTTTGTGCTCTTTTGTAGTGAGTTGAAATTTGACAATGTCATTTGTATTTAAATCAATTATTCTAATATTCTGCATTTTCATTACCTTCTAACTTTCGGGAAAATATCATTCTCTACTAGATACCTAAACCACTTGCTACTGACTCTATATTCTTTAAGTAACTGTTCACATCTAATACGATGATTTATTCTTTGTTGCCTACGTTCGTTCCTTAACGCTCTTTCATGTGCTGCTCTTATTCTTATGAGTTGCATATATTCTTCATCAGATAATCCACCTTCATTACGTTCATAGGTTTGTGTCATACTTATAGACTCCCTTACCATAAATTAATTCTGAACCACGTAATCCTTTTTTATATCGTCGTCTTACCGCCGTATCTGATACTGGAAAATATTTATATACATCACATAATCGGTAGCTTTTACCATTCAAATACACTCTAGGTATCGACTTTATTTTTTCTTTTGTCATTTATAATCCCTCCAATTCTAAGATGATTTTTGGTTGTTCTGCGTATTGTTTAAAACTATAAATTTCTACAATTTGATTATCGTCTTTCCACAATCTATTGTTCGCTGCATCTAGTACAGTTTTTATTAAATTATCTATATCAGGCTTTGTCCTTTTATACTGACCTATCGCTAATAATTTTTGATTTTTACTCCAACTTTTTGGAGGGATAAAGTAGAAAAATAACGATACTTTTAAACTGCTAGTAAGTAATAATTTAGGCATTTGTTTTCTAATATAATCTTTATGATTCATATAGGAAGTTGGCATATAGGTTTGTACAAATCTTCCAGCGTTTCTAAATCGTGGCCTAGGTGATCCAATAGGTGCTTTAAAATTTTCATTAAATTTAATCTCTATTCTCAAGTTGTTCACTTCCTACAACAGAAATTCATCTATCGTTGTTTGTTGTGTTAATTCTTCTTTTCTGTATAATTTATATTTCTTTTTTAATTTATCTAGTTCAGCTTTAGTTACGTTTCCTTTAAAAACTTTTCTAGTGTGTATACCACCGTAATTACCTAAGTTATATAAGTCGTTACCTAGTGGAATGACACTGCACATTTTCCAACCGTCACTTTCATAGAGATAATATTTTTTCTTAGAACCTTCTATAATTCCCATCCTTCCCTCTCCATTTCGTTTGTTTTTCAATAACATTCAAAACTTTTTTATAATCATCAAATGGCGATATCTTTTTATCTTCTAATAAACGATTAATTGCTCTACCTACTTCTATAAGTAACATTCCTATTAATTTATCGTTGTAATAAGTTTGTCGATACATAACACCCAGTAGCTTTTTATATTCAATCACTGTCATGTTATAAACCTTTGTGTCTTTTTATAATATTCAAATTCAATCATTCCTGTTTCGCCATCTTTATTTTTAGCAATATTACATTCAACTATAGATTTACCAAAATCATCATCTTCTTCTTGGTTGTAATAATCATCTCGGTATAAAAGTATTGCTAAACTAGCATCCGCTTCGATACCACCTGCTTCTTTCATATCTGATAACATAGGTCGTTTATTATTTCGATTTTCCACACCACGACTAAGTTGAGAAAGTAATACAATAATTGCTCCAGTATCATTTGCTATAATTTTTAATTCACGACTAATTTTTTCAATACCGTTTCTGCGGTCTAAATTACTATCTGTTTGCATTAATTGAAGATAATCAATAAATATAACCTGTTGTCTATCTTTGTTCTTCATTGCTTGTCTACGTATTTCTTGAGTGGTTATATTACTTTGTTTATGTATATCAATATCAAGTTTTAATATTTCACTTGCAGCACTCGTTAGCTTTGTTAAGTCATTTGCGCTTAAATCTACTTTTTCTTTAATACGTGTAAGTTCGATTCCAGTTAATGTTGATAACATTCTTTCAAGTATTCTGACGCCCGTTGTTTCTAAACTAAAGAGTGATGTTTTATAACCTTGTTTAGCTATATTCAACATCATTTGAAGTGCAAATCCTGTTTTACCTACTGAAGGTCGTGCTGCAATCACAATAAGTTGTGTTGGCTCTAAACCACCTATTTTGTAATCCATTAAAGGAAAGCCAGTTTTAATTATTTTTTTAGGTTCATCACTATAAAGTTCTAATACGAATTCATCTACAATTTGTTTTGTACTCGTTTCATCTGAAGTACTAATCATTGAAACTTCATTTAATTCTGTAAGCATTGTTTCAAATGTTTTTATGCTAGGTGAAAGTTTAAATTCATTAATAACTTCGTTAGCTTCTGAAATTTGAAAAAGCTCTAAAAGATATTGTTGGTATCTTTCAAATACGCCATAACCTATGAAGTCTGAATTATAAAGTTTTTGTATCGTATCAAAATCTAAAAAATTTCTATTCTTTGTTGTCTCAAGAAATATTTCATTATGATCTACCTTGCCATTTTCAAATATATATTTCATAAAAACTCTAAAATCTCCATAGCTAAACATATATGGTTTTACACGTATTTTTTCGACAAGTTCAGGTTTCTTGAGTAAACTCGCAATAATTGTACTTTCGATATCTCTACGTTCATTCATATTCGTTCACCTCGAATTCACGCAGTTTCTCTTTAAACTCATCTAATATCTTTTTTCTTTCAGCTACATATTCAGGATCGTTCTTCATCTTCCAGCGATGCTCTTTTACATCTTTAGGTACTTCTTCATACTTTAATTTTTTAGGTATTTTTCTCATAATCTTAGGCAATGTAGGTGGATATGGATTACTATTTTTAATATAGTTATTCATTTCTTTCAATGTTGGTTCATAATCGCCATTTTCACTTAACACATCTATCCAGGTTTCCAATTTAGGTGTATCAAATTCCATGTTATAAATACGTCTAACTTTATCTATAATTTCAAATGCTTGTTGTTTCGTCATACTCATTAGTTAGCACCTAGTTTCTCTTTCATAGTTGCAAATACATCATCAGTTTCGTTAGATTTCTTTTTCTTAGGTGTTACTTTAGCTAATGCTTTTTCTTTAGTATCTACTCCTTGATTATTCCAATTTTTTAATACTTTAATTAAATAGTTAATATCTTTGTTGTTTTCTTTACAATATTTGATAGCTACTTTAGTTATTTCTAACTTATTATCTTTAATAAGATTAATTTCATCTTCTAACTCTTGTAGTTTTAATGGACTTTGTATCATCTCTATTTCTTTAGTTATTAATTGAAAAATTTTTGAGATGTCACTGTCACTATTTATACTTGTATTATTTTTTCTTGTATTATTCTTTCTTGTATTATTCTCTTTAACATTTGCGTCAATAGGGGTATTGACAGAATTATCAATAGGGGTATTGATTTTCACGTCAATAGGTATTGACGATTGCGTCAATGGGTATATCTTTCTTTGTTTTACTTGATTACGATTTTTGATTATTTCTATTTTTAAATATCCATACTTATTAAGATTTGATATTCTTCTTGATATTGTTTCTTTTACTACTTCATATAATCTTGCAAAGTAGCTGTTTGTTGCTGTGCAGTAACCATACTTGTTACTTAATGAAGTGATTTCAGCAAACAGTAGTTTTTCACTATCAGTTAAACGATTATCATATCTTACGTTAGCTGTGATAATTGAGTAGTAACTAGGTTGTTCATTCATTTTTCATCACTCCCGTACAATATCCATTGAGGTGTAGTGTGGAACTCCTGTGCCATTTTTCTGATTATTTTCATTGAGGGTAATTGAGCCCAGTTTTCCCAGTTATACACAGTCATACGCTCTACACCTAAACATTCACCAAACTCGTATTGCAGTAGTTCAGCATTTACTCTTATATCTCTAATTCGTTCAGAAATCTGTATTCTATCTTCAAGTCTTAATATTATTGATCGCATTCGTTTTCTCTCCTTTCAACATGGTGTTTAATTATCATTTTTAGAATTCTAATTACCGACATATTTGATAAACCTGTTATTTCTAGAAGAACAGTACTTAAAATTACTAAGTTGATTGTTCTTTTTATTGCTATCTATATAATTAACTTCTAAAACAGAATATCTAACAAACAAAAACATGACTAATCTATGCATTGATTTAGTAACTTCTTTATTTTCAGATAACGTCACACAAATATAATCGTTAGATCTTTTTAGATTTTAATATTTTATCGTTTGGCACATATTTACCTTTTAGTCTTTTTATTCTTCATAAATACTTTTATAACCTACAACATCTTTCCAAATTCCACTCATTTAGTCATTTCCTAGAAAGACAACATTGAGTCATCAATATCTATTGCACCATTAGCATTGGTAAAAAGATTATTCCCTGTTAGTGCTTGTCTTTGTTATTGAGATGAGTTATTTTGCTGATTATTACCTTTACTATCTAAAAAATGAACTCTTTCAGCTACAACTTCAGTTACATATAGTCTTTGTCCTTCATTATTTTCATAATTACGTGTCTGAATACGCCCTTCTACTCCAACAAGTGAACCTTTAATTAAATAATTATTTACGTGATCTGCTTGTTTTTTGAATGTAACTACATTGATAAAATCCGCTTCACGTTCTCCATTTGAATTAGTAAACGTTCTATTTACTGCTAAAGTAAAAATCGATACACTAACACCATTAGGCGTTGTTCTATATTCAGGATTTTTAGTCAATCTTCCTACTAAAACTACTTTATTTATCATGATTCAATTCCTCCTAGTCTTCTTCTGATTAAGTTTCTAGTTTTAATAATCTGTTGCTTATCTAAAGTGTTTACGTCCATCATTTTCAATTTGCTTATTTCATCTTTATATTTTTCTGAAAGTCCGCTATTTTCTGTTATTTGTATAAATTTATTTGCTTCATCTCGTAGTATGTCTTTTAATTGATTACTTGAATTTGCTCATCTTCTTGTTCTGCGATAAGGTTATAAACTTGTTGGTAGTCAGCTGATAAGTCAAATAAACTCGACATTGATTAAGCACTCTCCTTTAATTACTTTCTTGGCTAATTCAAAATTCTCTAATATACTTTTATCTTCGTAATGTTCAAAAAAGGTAATAATTTCACAGTTATTTTTATATCTATCTGAATAGTGAAAAAGAAAAACCTTCACTTCGTTTTTACACTCACCAGTACTAAACTCACATTTAATGTGCTCTTTACTATGCATAATTAAATCGTTTAATTCGTTAGCAATTTTTAATAGCTTATGTTTCATTTTGTTCTCCTGTGATATAATTGAATTGAATTTTATTTGAAATTTGTTTGACTGTTTGCTAATTGCCGTTAGCATTCAGTCTTTTTTTGTTCAAAGAAATACACATCAAAAAATAAATACACAAATAATGATGCAAATAGTGCATACGCTGTTGCTCGTGTAATAAAAAATTCTGCAATCATTAATGCAAAGAATATAGCTATAAATGTAAATCCAGTAATGAGCGTTACTTTAGTTTCCTTAGTCATATCATCACCTCCTTAGTTGTTTATGCGATTAAGTATTTTTTGATATGCATCTAACACTTGCGGATATAGATACAAAACTCTTGTGCCAACTCGTCTTGTTATTTCAACAATTTCAGGTTCAACTACAATTTTGTTAACTAGAGTTGATTTACTAAGACCTGTAATAGTCACTAAATCTTTAATATCCACTGCAGCAACTTCTCTTTTGTAGTTGCTTAAAATACTTTCTACTTTTTCTTGCACTAGTTGATTAATAAAGTCATTGTCAATCTCAATAGATATATTGCTCATTTAGACCTCCTAATCGTTACATTCTAATTTTTTATTTCTTCCTTGATTTCAAGAATTTTAGCAATACGTTTCTTTTGTTCGAATGCATCTCTACGACCTCGTAAAATATCTGATAGATAAGCACTTGAAATACCTAACATATCTGCTAGTTGTTTATTTGTGATATTACGCTTCAATAACTCCGTTCTAACTCTTAATCCAAATTCCGTTGTTGCCATTGTCTTTACCTCCATTAACTTTTTTGCTAAGCATATAAATTATCCATTGTCATAAAATAACATTTATGCTAATATTTAAGCATAGCTTAATAAACCTATAACAACGCTATAAAGCACTATTAAAAAGGTTGCTATTACTCGTTCCCCAACGAATATTTGTTATATGTTTAATGGCTAAATTTAAAGCTTAAGTACAGTGTAATAACTTTTATGCTATTTGTCAAACAAAAATAACAAAAAAGTTAACTGTGATAGGAGAATCTTATGAGTTTAGTACAAAGAATACGCAACTTATGCAATTCCAAAGGTTTGACTTTTGCTGAATTAGAAAGAATTTTAGGCTTCTCTAATGGACAAATAAGAAGATGGGAAAAAACTAAACCTGGAATTGATAAAATTCAAAAGGTTGCTGACTATTTTGATGTATCAGTTGACTATCTACTAGGCAGAGAAAAAGATGAGTATACTGGAGAAAAGAAAGATGAAGATATTCTTATCATGCACCGAGCAACAGAAAATATGACGGAGGCACAGAGAAAAAAAGCCTTAACTATACTTGAAACCATGTTTGACGATTGGGATGAATTAACAAAGTAAAGGGGCTTTTAAATGAGAGTGAATTACCAAAAATCTTTTTATAACGCTGCAAAGGCAGTTTCTAAAATATCTAATGGTTTAGATAACTTGTCTTTTCCATTAGATATTTTAGAAATTATTTCGCAAGATCAACGTATCAAACTAATGACTTTTAATGAATTCTCAAATAAAACTCACACTCCTCATTTTCAAATATCCAGTATCTTTGGTTCAGAAGATGCATTTCACATCAGAAAAGGTAACAAAGCTTTAATCATTTATAATGATTCTCTACCCATGAATCGATTAAGGTTTACATTGGCTCACGAGTATGGACACTTTGTTATGGGACATACTGGAATTAATTTAAATGAACATTTTACCTACGAGGACTTTTACAGAAGAAAAGCTGAAGAATATGAAGCAAACAGTTTTGCATCATGCTTGTTGTTTCCTTTACATATCAGATATCAATATCTCAATTGTTTAGACATAAATAAAATATCTAAAGTATTTCAAATTAGTGTGCAATCTTCTGAAATTGCTTTAAAAGTAATTAAGAGTCACATGAATAGTGGTTTAGATAATTATATGTCTAGTAATGAAAATCTTCATCCCAAAAACTATCTACTTTTCTTAAAAGAAAGTTTAGACAGTCATATGGATTACATTAATGAATTTAACTATATTTATGATTTACCTATATAGCTTTATTACATCTAATATTTCGAATTTTTATAGAGGAGAACAAAAATGAAAAAAATTTTATATTCAATTCTTTTAGTAATTTCTGGATTTATGCTTTTAATTGGTTTTTTGGCAGTATCAGAACAAGGGATAGAATTTATGGACGTAATTTTATTAACTATTTTCTTAATATTATTTTTATTCAGTTTATTTAAATTATTTAAATCTAATAAAAACAAAAATTCAAATAATTATTATGAACATAATTTGAATAATTCAAATGAGAAACATAAGCAGCAAAAAGATATCTTACATAATACTTTTAAGTCTGACAATAATCCTAAGCCAAAAACAGTAGAAAATGAAGATATTTCAAGTGAATTATTTCAAAGTAATAATAATCTAAAGAAAGAAGTAGAAGAACAAAAGAAATATATTAAAGAGCTTGAAGAAAAAATCAATAAAAATGATTCTACAGAATTAAATGAAAATAGTGAAGATAATGAAATATTAAGTGATAATATAAATTCCAAAGATTCTCCTGAAAAACAATTTGAGACTGTAAATTACAAACAAAATTTAGCTTCACTTACTTATGATAATGACGAAATAATTGATTTTAATTCTAATAAATTAGATTTAACTTATACAAAGGCTCGTAAGCTTTCTTCTGATTTTGTAGTATTGGATTTTGAAACTACGGGATTAAAATATTCAGAACATGAAATAATACAATATGGTGTAGTTGAATTTAAAAATGGCGCGATTATTAATGAAACCACTCAATTTTTCAAACCGGATGAACCTGTTAGAAAAAGCCTTGTAAAAAAAATAGGTATTACTAATGAGTTTTTAGAAGATAAACCAAAAATATCTGAATATTATATGGAAGAATTACATAATTTGCTTAAAGGTAAAACAATTGTCGCTCATAACGCTCCATTTGACATGAAATTTCTTTTAAAGAATCTTCATGATTATGATATCGACCATGAAAGATTTAGAGTTTTCGATACTTTACCGGCTGCAAGACGCTTAATACATGAAACACCTAATCATAAATTGCCTACACTTAAAGAATATTTTAATTTAGATGATGGAAGTTCACATGATGCAATAAATGACGCTAGAGCAACAGGTAAATTAGCATTATTACTTTTAGAAAGAATGAATTGATACATAATGGGTAGCTTGTCTACCCTATTTATATACAACAAGAATTAACAACCAGGAGATGATTTATATGGCCTCATTCGAAAAACGTGGTAGTAAATGGCGTTTTAAAATTCATTATCATGATAGTTTAGGAAGAAAAAAATATATTAGTAAATCAGGCTTTAGAACGAAGCAAGAAGCTAAACGAGCTGCAATAGAACTAGAAAGTAAGATTAATAAAGGCTATAAAGAAGAAAAAAACTATACTCTAACAGAATGGCTCGATTACTATCTTGAAACTTGGAGAAAAAATAAGATAAGCGATAGTAGTTTTGACATTGAACAATTCTCGAAGAAACGAATATTAGACTTTTATAACGATATAAATATAAAAGACATTACACCCTCTATTCATCAAAGTTTTATTAATTACTTAATTGAAAAAGGTTATAGTAAATCCACATTATCTAAAACACATAATCTATTAAAGCGTAGCTTAGAAAGAGCTAAATATGACAGACTCATTTATCACAATCCCTGTGATGGTATAACCTTGCAACATATAGATTTGAAACACCAAGAAAAAGCTAAATATCTACCTAAAGATAAAATTAAACCATTTTTAGATATGGTACGTAAACGAGATGTATATCAATACTTTTTATTTAGAACGCTAATAGAAACTGGTATGAGAATTGGTGAAGCTAGTGCTTTAAATTGGAATGATTATGATAGAAAACTTAAAACATTATCAATTACTAAATCGTATAATCAAAAGTCTAATAAATTTGGACCCACTAAAAATAAAGAAAACAGAGTTATTTTTATTTCAGATGAGTTAGCTAAAGAACTGTTTAAACTTAAGAATCTACAAAATAGTAACAAAATTGTTAATGCGGATTTCTATAATAATTCTTACGATTATATTTTCTGTAATGAGTTTGGTGAACCATTACCACGCTCAACAACTCATAATACTATGATGTATGTTACTGGAAAATTACTAGGTAAAGATAATAGATTAAGTATTCATAAACTAAGACATACACATGCTACTCTACTTCTAGAAAGCAATGTACCTATGAAAGTAATCCAGGAACGCTTAGGTCATAAATCTGAAGCCATTACGAGTGAAGTATATAGTCATGTAACTAAAAAAATGAATGATGACGCTAAAGAAAATTTCGAGAAGTATATAAAGAATGTTTTTTAA